AAAAAACGTATTCTATGCCATTACAAAACAAAAAATGTTATTCTATAAATATAATCGGAGCTCCCGGTGTAGGTAAGTCTACAATTAGTGCTTTATTGTTTGCTAATATGAAAATACGTGGTTATATTGTAGAATATGTTCAAGAATATGTAAAAAAACTGGTCTGGACACGTGATTTTGAATCAATTAATAATCAATATTATTTATCCAAAAAAACATTTGAAACTCTTAATCAAATAGTTAGTAGTGGTTGTATTGAATTTTGTATTAGTGATGGGCCGCTATTACATGGATTAGTTTATAATTTACAAAATATAAATAATACAAGTAATATAGAAAAAACTGAAAAATTCATATTGGAATGTATTAGTAAATTTAATAATATTAATATCTATCTTGAACCTGTTCCAGGAAGACAATATGAAACAGCTGGACGTATACATACAGAAGAGGAGAGTAAACAAGTTGGTAATTTATTAAAAGAATTATTAGAAAAAAATAAAATGATATTTGTTAGTTTTCCCGCTGACCCAAATATGATAAACAAAATAATAGACTATATAGAACAATTTAAACTAGAGGATAACTAGCCGCATCCAAAATACCACAAGTATTAACACCTTCACCACGAGCCATAAGAATATAACCATTATCACCCCAATGTTCTGACCAACTATTGCGAACAATCCAATAATTTGTTCCGTTCAGATTACCATAACCAACAATTCCAACTCCATGGTCTAAATCAGTATCTTTATTAGGACATCCAGTCCAATCAAATACTCCTTTGTGATAAAACTGAAACTGATAACTATTAGCATTAATAGCAACAGATACAGGTTGCTCAGCAACAGCGGCTTCTAATTGAGTACTATTACCAGCTGGAACATCTACTAATGATTTAATTTGTACAACACTTTTAGTTTTATCTACTTTACAAATATTTTCACTGGCATGATATACATAATCATCTGTTTGAACAAGACCTCCGTTTTGTATTACCCAATTAAAAACATTATCCATTAACCCACCATTACATCCACTATCTACTTTATCACAATCTACTATTTCCTGTTCAGCTAGACTGAATAATTTACCATTTTTTATTGCCCAAGCACTTTCTATTGCTTGAACTGCACTAAATGCATAACAACTGCCACATTGACCTTGATCTTTAATTTTATTAACAACACCTTTCTCACGCCAATCCACTGCATCAGGTAAACTAAATGTATTATGATGAACAATATTTTTTAAACGATTACTATCTGGATGATGTAGTGTCAAAAAATGATTAGAAAACTCTTGTTGAGTCATATCAGCATATTCATTAATAGCTAGAGTAAAATTATGGTCACCTTCATTCCATTCACTGATTTTTTCCATATTTTCAGCAAATATATTATAACGTAAATGGTGTTCATCAGGATTGTCATATACTTTTCCATATTTTTGAGTAAAAACATAAAAATTATAAAAAGTTAAACTATTCATATCATCTAATTCATGCGAATGATAAATAAAAGTAGGCAGCCCTACAATACAACCTAACAATAATGATAGTAAAAAGATTTGTTTAAACATTAAATTTTAGACATGATATAAATAGTTGTGTATTTTTTATATAGTTAGAATATTTAATAAAATTGATATTTATAAATATTAAACAAAAATGAAGCATGTGCCAGTTAGACTATTTTAAACGGAGTAATGTTTTACCACTTTATATACAAGATATAAAAAAAGATATAGATTATTCCGATATTATACCAAAGTATTTACTAATATTCAGTTTTATATTATGTTTTATATTTCAAATTTTAGCAATAATTGTATTTCAAAAATCTTATATATATATTGTTTTTATATCGGTAAATTATATAGTAATGTTCAAGATATGTAATAATTCATTCAGGTTAAATATATTTGATTATAAAAAAAAGTAAATAAAGTAATTATATAAATTAATGTTTTTTTTTGGATGTATCAAAAATTGTTTTTCTAGTGATAATGATATAGAACATTTATATAGTTTAAATCAAATTATTAAATTAAAAGTGTATCATAATGAATACAAAATACCCGAACCTATTGATAAAGAAGGTTTTATCAATATCATTAAAAATTTAAATATGACTACTAAAACAGTTCTAGGTGGTTCTATTGAATTTATTTTATTAAATCCTGCTGAGTTACCAGTCAATGATTCTGGATTTATTCGATATATTATTAATATGCGGAACACGAAAACATTATTAATAATGAATACATATAATTTCATTATAAGTTTCGATAAAAAAAATAATCCATATATTACAATCTCTCCCTATAAAAATGAAAATGTATCAATTAGTGAGTGGAATTTTCTTGAAAATTTATTTTATAATATGAATTATCAGACGATCAAGTGTTATAAATCTAAATAAATATTATACTAAAATATTATAATATTTATTTTATAGCTGATTTTTTATAAAATTTACAACTTTTTGTCCTCCATTTGAATCAATATTCCAATATTTATGTTGGTCAAGGAGATGAACTTCTTTAGCAATGTCAAGATTGTATAGTGGTAGATTTCCTTCATTTTTTTTATACATTCTTCTAATATTATAAAATCGTTCCATAATTTCAGGAATATAATCGTCATTAATTCCTAAAGAACTTAAACAACTTTCAATAATACAAATAGATTGAGGGTTCTTTGGTGTTAAGCATTCATCACATCCTGTGTCAAATGTGTCTCCCGTGCCAACGACATAAAATCCTTTTGGTGCTAATGTTATTGCGACACAAAACCATACAGTTGTTAGATTTGCGGTTTTTATACTTTGTTTAGCTGAAGGCATTTGTTTAAATACTTCATTAAAAAAGCCTTCAATCATATTAGCCTTATCTTCCGCTTCTTTAATCTGGGCTTTTAGGGTATAATTTCCAATATATTTATCTTTTTTTTACTGATGCCATACAAAGTTTCGGCATTTTTTTATTATATATAATATAAATATTTTATTTAGTCAGTATGAAAAATCCAGGTTTTTTAATAAATGGTATATGATGTTGACTTAACCATTTCCAAACAAAATTTTCTAATATACCGGTACTATCATTTTTATCTAATATAATAGTTGAAATATCATATTTAATATGTTTATTTGAATGAATACCTCTGCCTGTAATAATTTTAATTGGAAATGTATAATGATGTTTATTGTTCCTAAAATATTGAAGATAAAATTGTGTAGAAATCATATCAAAATGATGAAAATCTATATTTGATGTTATTAAATTTTCCCCATTATTTTTAAGCCAATAATAAACAAAATTATTTGCTACATTTTTATTTTCAAAATGGAATATATATTCTTGGTACGTTTGTTCATCTAGATCTATAATATAGTCTTCATTTTTGATAATTATTTTATCATGATATATTGGATTTTGTTTAGAATAGATACGTGTAAAATCGCTCCAAGTCATATATAAAATATTAAGTATATTATTTTATATTATGGTTTATAAGGTAAAGAAGAATGATGTAGGACGATACGTAGTGTGCCTTTATTATCTCTTTTATATCCCCAACTCTTGTCAACAACAGTTACTTTTCCATTTTTGTCTGTTAAATAAACATTACCCATCCACATAGCAACATCACCATCAATAAAATAAGCAACTGTATCTGTTTCTACAGAACGCCAACCTTTAATGGCAAATCCATCATCTGGAAAATTAGGATTTTGTCCAATAAAATATGCTAGTGCTCCTTCGCGTGTCGGTCGAAAAGTATGTTCACCACTTGTTAAAGTAGGATTGAAAAGAACTGGTCCTAAATTGTAACCATAAGCACTATCTAATGCTTGATTGGCTACTTGAGCGGCTGCTTGAATACCATTCTTTTCATAAGCTGTTGAAATAGATACAAGAGCATTTCCCCAATTTTTTTGAGCATTTAAAATATCATTAAGTGTAATTGGTTTTTGAGTATTTCTTATTACCAAAGAGTTAGAGCCATGATAAATCATTATTAATGCTAATAATACAAATAAAGCAACGATTACAATTTTGGTATTCATTATATAATAAGTATATAAAATATTTTTTGAAAAATAAAACAAATACTGTTATATATACATGAGTAATTGTCCCAACAGCGACCCTAATTTTGACAAAATATTAGTTAATTTAATTGGAAATTCTCAACCTGACACTCGTAAAAAAATATTCTATTTTATTTGTATACCTATTCGTTTTATTCTATATTTTTTAGTATTTTATTATAGAGATTTATCACTATTACCTGTTGTAATTGGTATTATTGCATTTTTTACTTCAATACGATTATCCGAAAGTATTCTAGAAAAAGGTAATCAATGGTGGAGTAAACGTTGGCAATTTATAGTTTCTATAGTTTTAACGGTTGTCTGTATTGGTGTCTATTTTAATAAAATAGATAGTAGATCAATCGCTTTTGTATTATTTATTAGTCTTTTAGGAGGAATTATAGAAAGTTTATTTATTGATTTTTGTTAATTATTATATATATTTATTTTTTTTTTATTATATATAATATATAATAAAATATGGTTCAAAAAAAACGTGAAAACATGGTTCAAAAAAAACGTGAAAACATGGTTCAAAAAAAACGTGGAGGATCTAACGAATTAAGTCCCGAAGTAATAAGAGTATGTAAAACACTAGATATGTTTCTTAGACAAAGTAGTGAAGTTGGAAAACATAATAGATCTCTGTTAATGGAAATATTAAGTAATTGTGATAAAACAACAAAAGAGGATTGTTTAGTCACTAATTATATAAAAAGCGATGACTGGCATCATTTTACTGATAAGATGCGTGGTTTACGTTTTGGTAAAGGAGATTTTATGGGTGAAATGAGGAGAACAAAATCAATATTAAATGAACAAACTGAAAATTTGGAAGTTGAAATTGAAAAATTACAAAATCAAGTAATCATAAATAAGTATCTATCTCAAAATATATTTAGTGATAGTTTATTAGTTGATGGTAATGAACAAGCCGTGTTTGAAAATATGATCAACAATCTCAGTGAGAACCGATTTAAATCAGATTGTGGAATATGTGATGACAAAAATTATTGGCAAAGTGTTTTAGATGAAATGAAAGAACTGGGAGAAGAAGCGTTTGACCGAAAAATATATACCACGTATTGTGATTATTGTTCAAATTATGATGAAACACCAGTTACATCTTTTGAACAGTGTGAAAGATTAAGAGCTTTGAATTTTGCATATGACTGTAAAGATAAAATGAATGGAGAAATGAAGGATAAATTTAGTGATGAAGACCATGCTAATCTAAAAAAATATATTGATTGGATTTTAAGTAAAGAATTTAAAACAGAAGAGAATGAATCTAAACAATTAGAATTAAAAACATATATGGAGGATAAAGGAATTAAATTTAATTAAACTAATATTTAACCAAAATCAAACATTCAACCTATAAAAAACAATAATTTAGTTTTTTTACGCATCTAACTAAAATAAGCCTATGCTATCAATTACTCAACCTAGTGATGCTTATATAACGTGATTACGGGTAGTC